CGGACAACGGCGGTGGATCGACCTGACATTCCGGGCGCGCGTGGATGACGGCACCTGACCCAACTGAGAACGGAGACAAGACATGGCAGTTCAGAACGGCAAGGACCTTCTCATCAAGGTCGATCTCAATGGCGGCGGCAATTTCCAGACGGTGGCGGGGCTGCGCGCGACGCGGGTCAGCTTCAACGCGGAAAGCGTGGATGTCACCAGCCTGGAATCGGCGGGGGGCTGGCGCGAGTTGCTGGCCGGGGCGGGTGTCAAATCTGCCAGCATCAGCGGCTCGGGGATTTTCCGCGATGCCGCGAGCGATGCGCGGATGCGGCAGATTTTCTTTGACGGGGAAATGCCGGATTTCCAGGTCATCATCCCCGATTTCGGCACCATCGAGGGGCCGTTCCAGGTGACCGGGATCGAGTATGGCGGCACCCATGACGGCGAGGCGACCTACGAGATGTCGCTCGCCTCGGCGGGGCGGCTCGATTTCGTGGCGCTGTGAGCGGCGGGGTGGCCAACCCCTATGCGGGCGAGGTGGCGCTGGTGCTGGACGGCGAGGCTTGCGTGATGCGGCTGACGCTGGGGGCGCTGGCGGAAATGGAGGCCGCCATGGGGGCCGATTCCCTTGTCGATCTGGTGACGCGGTTCGAGGAGGGGCGGTTTTCGTCGCGCGATGTGCTGGCGGTGATCGTTGCCGGGCTGCGCGGCGGCGGCTGGGAGGGGCAGGCATCCGATCTGCTGACCGCCGGGATCGAGGGCGGGCCGGTGGCGGCGGCGCGGGCGGCGGCGCAGCTTCTCGCGCGCGCCTTTGCCCTGCCGGGAGAGGACGGGTGAGTAATACGCGATTTGACTGGCCCGCGCTCATGCGCGCGGGGGTGCAGGGGCTGGGCCTGCGACCGACGGAGTTCTGGGCGCTGACGCCGATGGAATTGCGGCTGATGCTGGGCGAGGGGCGCGGGCAGCGCCCGATGGCGCGGGCGGGGCTGGAGGCGCTGCTCGCGGCCTTTCCCGACACGCAAGAGGAGACGAGCGATGGATGAGCTGGAGCGCGCCGACGATCTGGAGGCGCAGATCACGGCGCTGGACGATGCGATGGGGCAGGCGGGCGCGATGGCCGCCGCCTTTGCCGGCGAGTTGGCCGCCGTGCGCGGCGGGTTTGCCGCCGCGGGCCAGGATGTGCAGAGCCTGGAGCGGGGCCTGAGCCGGGGCCTGCGCGGGGCGCTGCGCGGCGCGGTGGTGCAGGGCGACAGCCTGAGCGACAGCCTGCGGCGGCTGGCCACGACGATGGTCAACACCGCGTTCAACGACGCCGTGCGGCCCGTGACCGACCAGGTGGGCGGGTTGCTGTCGCAGGGTGTGGGGGCGCTGTTGGGTGGCCTGCTGCCCTTTGCCAAGGGGGGCGGTTTCGCGCAGGGGCGCGTCATGCCCTTTGCCAGCGGTGGGGTGGTGAGCGGGCCGGTGACGTTTCCGATGCGCGGCGGGCGCGCCGGGCTGATGGGCGAGGCGGGGCCAGAGGCGATCCTGCCGCTGTCGCGCGGGGCGGATGGGCGGCTGGGCGTGCGGGCGCAATCGGGCGGAAACGTGAGCGTGGTGATGAACGTCAGCACCCCCGATGTGGAGGGGTTCCGCCGCAGCCAGGGGCAGATCGCAGCACAGCTTGGCCGCGTGATCGGGCGCGGCGCGCGGAACCGGTAAGCGGAGGGAAACATGGGATTTCACGAGATACGGTTTCCGGCCAACCTGAGCTTTGGCTCGGTCGGCGGGCCCGAGCGGCTGACCGAGATCGTCACGCTGGCCAGCGGCTATGAGGAGCGCAACACCCCCTGGGCGCAGGCGCGCAGGCGGTATGACGCGGGGGTGGCGCTGCGCAGCCTTGAGGATATCGAGGCGCTGATCGCGTTTTTCGAGGCGCGGCAGGGGCAGCTTTATGGCTTTCGCTGGAAGGACTGGAGCGATTTCAAATCGTCCCGCGCCGGTGCTGCGCCCGCGTTCGACGATCAGCGGATCGGGGTGGGGGATGATGCCTCGTTGGCGTTTCAGTTGTGCAAGACATATCGTTCCGGCGCGCAGGAGGCCGTGCGCCCGGTGGTCAAGCCGGTGGCGGGCAGCGTGCGCATGGGCCTTGGCGGCGTGGAGATGCGCGAGGGCGTGCATTACGAGGTGGATGACACCACCGGCATCGTCACGTTTTCAGAGCCGCCCAACCGGGATGTGGCGGTGACGGCAGGGTTTGAGTTTGACGTGCCGGTGCGGTTCGATACCGACCGCATCGAGGTGAGCCTTGCGTCGTTCCAGGCCGGCGAGGTGCCCAATGTGCCGGTGGTCGAGGTCCGGGTATGACCGGCGCCGAGGCGCTGGCCGCGCATCTGGGCAAGGGCGTGAGCACCACCTGCCGGGCCTGGGCGCTGACGCGGCGCGACGGGGTGGTGATGGGGTTCACCGACCATGACCGCGCGCTGCGGTTCGACGGGATCGGGTTTCGCCCCGAGACGGGGATGAGCGCGCGCGCCGTGGCGGCGGGCACGGGGTTGGCCGTCAACAATACCGAGGCGTTGGGTGCGCTGTCGGACGGGGCGATCAACGAGGCGGATATCGAGGCCGGGCGCTATGACGGTGCGGGCGTGCGGGCGTGGATCGTCAACTGGCAGGACGTGACGCAGCGGGTGGCGGTCTTTGCCGGGACGATCGGTGATATCCGCCGCGCGGGCGGCGCGTTCGAGGCGGAATTGCGCGGGCTGACCGATGCGCTCAACGTGCCGCTGGGGCGGGTTTATCAAAAGAGTTGCAGCGCCGTTCTGGGGGATCGCGCGTGCACGTTTGATCTCGATACGCCGGGGTATGTTTCGGAGCGCGCGGCCGAGGAGGTCACGGACAACCGCGTGTTCCGCTTTGCGGACATGGCCGGATTTGCGGAAGACTGGTTCCGGCACGGCGTGCTGAGGGTGCGGGGCGGTGCCGCGCAGGGATTGCAGGGCATGATCAAACGCGACCGTATGGAGGGGGCCGCGCGGGTGATCGAGCTGTGGAATCCCTTGGCGGCGGAGGTGGCCCCCGGCGATGCGCTGCGGATCGAGGCGGGGTGCGACAAGCGCCGCGAGACCTGTCAGGTCAAGTTCGACAACCTGCGGAATTTCCATGGATTCCCGGACATTCCCGGTGATGACTGGGTGATCACCGACCCGGCGAAATCGCCACGACCCAACGGTGGGAGCCGCAGGCGATGAGCGCGCAGGCCGCACGGATCGTGGCCGCCGCGCGCGGCTGGATCGGCACGCCCTACCGCCATCAGGCGGCGTGCCGGGGCGCGGGGTGCGATTGTCTTGGCCTCATTCGCGGGGTCTGGCGCGAGGTGATGGGGGCCGAGCCAGAGCGCCCCCCCGCCTATTCGATGGACTGGTCCGAACCCGCCCGCGACGAGGCGCTGTGGCGCGCCGCCGGCCGGCATCTGGTGGCACAGCCGCCGGGGGCCGAGGCACCGGGCGACGTGATCCTGTTTCGGATGCGCGACGGCGGGGTGGCCAAGCATCTGGGGATTTGCACGCGCGCGGGGCGGGGCGCGCGATTTGTCCATGCCTATTCGGGGCATGGCGTGGTTGAAAGCGCGCTGAGCCTGCCCTGGCGGCGGCGGATCGTGGCGCGCTTTGCCTTTCCTGAGGAGGGATAAGCATGGCAACGATTCTTCTGTCTGCCGCCGGGGCGGCCATCGGTGGCGCGGTCGGCGGTTCGGTTCTGGGTATCTCGTCGGTGGCGCTGGGCCGGTTCGCGGGGGCCGTCATCGGGCGGTCGATCGACCAGAGGTTGCTGGGGCAGGGATCGGAGGTGGTCGAGACGGGCCGCGTGGGCCGGTTGCGGCTGACCGGTTCGGGCGAGGGCGACGCCATTGCGCAGGTCCATGGCCGGATGCGCGTGGGAGGGCAGGTGATCTGGGCCACCGAGTTCCGCGAGCGCGTGAGCGTCACGCGCGGACGCGGCGGCGGTGGCAAGGGCAGCCCGCGCCCCGCAACCCCCACGGTGCGCGAGATCAGCTATTCTGTGAGCCTGGCGCTGGCGCTGTGCGAGGGCGAGATTTCCCGCGTCGCGCGCATCTGGGCCGATGGCACCGAAATCGCGCCCGACGATCTCAACATGCGGGTCTATCCGGGTAGCCGCGATCAGCTACCCGATCCGCTGATCGAGGCGGTGGAGGGGGCAGGCACCGTGCCCGCCTATCGCGGCACCGCCTATGTGGTGATCGAGGATCTGGATCTCACGCCCTTCGGCACCCGCGTGCCGCAATTCAGCTTTGAGGTATGCCGACCGGCGCAGGCGGAGGGGCCGGGGGCCGATCTTGATCCGGTTCACGCGCTGCGCGGTGTGGCGATGCTGCCGGGCACCGGCGAATACGCGCTGGCCATGAGCCCGGTGACGATGGATTTCGGGTTCGGATCCAAGGGGCTGGCCAATGTCAACACGCCCGGTGCGCGCAGCGATTTCGCTGTGTCGCTGGAGGCGTTGCGCGCCGAATTGCCGGGGGTGCGGGCCACGTCGCTGGTGGTAAGCTGGTTCGGCGACGACCTGCGCTGTGGTGACTGCCAAATCCGCCCGATGGTGGAGCAAACGGCGTTCGATTCGGCCAACATGCCGTGGACGGTATCGGGCCTTGGCCGGGCGGCGGCGCACGCGGTGCCGCGCGACGGTGATGGCCGCGAGGTCTATGGCGGCACGCCCGCCGATCAGGCGGTGGTGGAGGCGATCCTTGCGCTGCGGCAGGCGGGGCAGGATGTGCTGTATTACCCGTTCGTCCTGATGACGCAGTTGGAGGCCAACGGATTGCCCGATCCGTGGAGCGACGCGGGCGATCAGCCGGTTCTGCCCTGGCGCGGGCGGATCACCACCTCGCAGGCACCGGGGCAGGCGGGCAGCCCCGACGGCACGGCGGCGGCGGCGGCCGAGGTGGCGGCGTTCTTTGGCACGGCGCGGGCAGCGGATTTCACCGTGACGCCGGTGGCAGCGGTGCCGGTGGCGGTGCCGGGCACGGGCGCGCGCGACCTGCTGAGCTATGGCGGGGCGGTGAAGCGCAGCCCGGTGGCCTATCGCGGCCCCGACGAGTGGTCTTATCGCCGGTTCATCCTGCATCAGGCGGCGCTGTGCGCCGCGGCGGGGGGTGTCGAGAGCTTCTGCATCGGGTCGGAGATGCGCAGCCTGACGCAGGTCAGGGGCGCGGGAAACAGCTTTCCGGCGGTGGCGGAACTGATCGCGCTGGCCGCAGAGGTGCGCAGCCTTCTGGGGCCGGATGTCAGGATCAGCTATGCCGCCGACTGGTCGGAATATTTCGGCTATCAGCCGGGAAATGGCGACCGGTTCTTTCACCTCGATCCGTTGTGGGCGGATGCCAATATCGACTTTGTCGGGATCGACAATTACATGCCGCTGTCGGATTGGCGCGAGGGGGATGGGCATCTTGATGCGCAGGACTGGCCGTCGATCCATGATCTTGATTACCTGCAAGCCAATATCGAGGGTGGCGAAGGCTATGACTGGTTCTATCCCGGCCCCGAGGCACGCGCGGCGCAGCGGCGGGTGCCGATCACCGACGACGCCCATGATGAGCCGTGGGTGTGGCGGTTCAAGGATTTGCGCGGCTGGTGGGCGAACCGGCATTTCGACCGGGTTGGAGGCGTGCGCGCGCCCGCGCCGACCGCGTGGGTGCCGCAATCCAAGCCCATTCGATTCACCGAATATGGCTGTGCGGCGGTGGACAAGGGCACCAATCAGCCCAACAAGTTCCTCGATCCCAAGTCATCCGAATCGCGCCTGCCGCGCCATTCCACCGGCGCGCGCGACGAGATGATCCAACTGCAATACCTGCGCGCGATGACCGGCTATTGGACGGACCCCGCGCGCAACCCGGTGTCCGAGGTGTATGCAGGGCCGATGATCGACATGGATCACGCCTGTGCCTGGGCGTGGGACGCGCGGCCCTATCCGTGGTTTCCGGCCAATGCCGCACTGTGGTCCGATGGCGGGAATTACGCGCGCGGGCACTGGATCACGGGCCGGGTGAGCGGGCGAAGACTGGACGAGGTGGTGGCCGAGATCGCGGGACGTGCGGGGATTTCGGGGGTCGAGGCCGGGCGCGCGCCGCGCTTTGTCCGCGGCTATGTGGTGGACGAGGTAGGGACGGCGCGCGCCGCACTTCAGCCGCTTTTGCTGGCCTATGGCGTGGACGCGGTCGAGCGCGAGGGCACCCTCGGGCTTTGCGCGCGCGACGGGCGGGCGGATGCCACGCTTGCCCATGAGCGGCTGGTGCGCGACCCCGAGCTTGGCGGCGTGATCGAGCAGACGCGCAGCAGCGATAT